AGAACATCTTTAAGCTCAGTTGCAGATGTTTTTACATCGTCAACTTCTTTTTTGAATTTGCTTAAGTTGGTATTGTTGCTTTTGTCTTCAAGTTCTTTAAAGCTGTCAGTTGTTTTGCTTGTTTCTGTTCTGACATCGCTCATTTCGCCCTCAAGCGATTTCATATTGACCGCTTTTGCTGTCGCCTCTGTATCGGCAAGCTGCTTTTCAAAGTTTTCAAGCTGACTTTTTGCTTTTTCAACTTCACGCTGATATGCTCTGAACTGATCCGCAGATATTTCGCCGTTTTTAGCTTGTTCTTCAACTTGCTCTTTAACTTCATTAAGCTCTTGGAGAGCAGATGTACTGCTTTTAATCTGTTCACGCAGAACATCTTTAAGCTCAGTTGCAGATGTTTTTACATCGTCAACTTCTTTTTTGAATTTGCTTAAGTTGGTATTGTTGCTTTTGTCTTCAAGTTCTTTAAAGCTGTCAGTTGTTTTGCTTGTTTCTGTTCTGACATCGCTCATTTCGCCCTCAAGCGATTTCATATTGACCGCTTTTGCTGTCGCCTCTGTATCGGCAAGCTGCTTTTCAAAGTTTTCAAGCTGACTTTTTGCTTTTTCAACTTCACGCTGATATGCTCTGAACTGATCCGCAGATATTTCGCCGTTTTTAGCTTGTTCTTCAACTTGCTCTTTAACTTCATTAAGCTCTTGGAGAGCAGATGTACTGCTTTTAATCTGTTCACGCAGAACATCTTGCTTTTGTGCCAGCAGAACTGTATTATCCGGATCAAATTTAAGCTGACTGTTAATAGTTTTCAATTCCGCTTGCAATGAGCGTGAAGAGGATTGTATATTCTTCAACGCTTTTTGCAAGTCCGTTGTTTCGCCTGCAATTTTAACTGTAATACCTTTAATAGTTGACGCCATATATATCCTCCAATCTTTTGTAATCACTCATCCATTCAGAATATTGCTGATAAGTAATATTTCCGCTGTTGTATTTTTCTTCAACGAATGGCAACACTGATTTAAGTTTCAAGTATTTTTCTTCATCAGCGTGTATGTTCTGATTGTTTTTGAGCTTGTAGTAAGTATCAATGTAATCCAAAATAAAACCAATCGAAAAAATTTTTATATCAGCGACAGTCAGACCGCATTTGACGGCATAGGATAAAATCTCCTGTGCCGTCATTTGTACTCTCAGACTGCTGCCGCTGTTGCTTTTTTTGAGCTGGTTTTCAGTGATTCTACAATGAGGTCAACAAGGGGCTGTGCTGTTGATATTACTTCTCCAATGCTATACTGCTTTGAAAATTCTTTGATTGGTTTTATTGTATCGTCTGCAGATTTAGCCGCTGCCCATAAAATGCGCACAGTTGAGCTGTACTGTACTTTATTTGGATTAGCTGTCAACATATCGACATCTCTTAAAAAACTGCGATTCTTGAAATTGTCTTCGTAAATAAGCATAGTATATGCAGACACTTCAACTTCAAGCTCTTTCTCACCGACTTTAATTGTTTTATTCATTATACTTCTCCTTTTACTGTTGGAGTTACTACCGATTCAGGTAATGTGTCTTCATACGATGTGTATCTTACAAAGTCATTGTCCGGGCGAGGTTTTGAGGTGATTGTAAATGTCGGAAACTGCGGATCAAAGTTACCCTCTGATGTCTTATCGTTGCGTGTGGCTCTTGTAGATGCAACGCAGTCGAAGTATGTGTCAATTTCATAGAGTTTGTCGCTGTCATAACGCTCTTTAGCAACAAGCAAAGCAAAGCGAGGTAATACGCTGATTCCGCCTTTTTCAATAAATCCACCTTCGGTTGCCTCAGCATTGCCGTACCAGTCCTTTTCGATGTCATCAACGATAGCAATAAGCTCAAGACTGATGTTGTAACCTGCATTGTTATTTGCAACTATAACAGGCAAACCGTCTGCATATACGGTAGTTGATTCACCGCTTGGTTCTGCACCTACTGTTCTGCCGCCGGCTTTGTCAGACTTAAACCACTTTACTTTGTCATATGTAATTTTGCCTTCTGTTGTTTCTGTAAGCATAGCATAGCCTACTTTTGCGATTGTTTTGTTCATAAGATAATCTCCTTTGTTATTTTCTTTTGATTCCTCCACCCATTGCCTTTGAAGAGAGAATTAGTTTTTTAACTTCGTTTTCAAATTCTTTGTGAATTTGCTCGCTTGCAGGAGCAATGTGCACTTTTGGCATTACAGTTCCGCCTTTTCTACTTGCGTGAGGTTTTTCGAGCAAGTGTGTAAGCCTGTATTCTTTGCCTGAGGCAAAGACCGTCTTTTCATAGTAAGCATTAAGTTCGTTTGTAACTTTTACTTTGAACGACCTGCGATATTTTTTCCTTTTGCCAACAGGTGCTGCTTTTTTAATTGCTTCTTTAAGCTCATCTGCTTTAGTATCAACAAGATGTATAACACCCATTTGTATGTCTGCCGTATATCCTGCAACTTCACGAGATATAGTTTCGCCGATTCTGTCGATACCGCATTTTTTGTTGCTCATATTTTGTAATCAACTCTTACTTCATAATATGATACACACATTTTTTCTGCCGCAATCCATGCTCGATTAGTCTTTTTCCAAACAAGATTGTTCTTATTAAGCCATTCTGCAAATTTTTCCTCACTTGTATGATCGGTCCTGTCTGTATATAGCTCAATATCAATCTTACTATATAAAGTAAAAATAACTTTTCCGTCTGCATATACATTTTTATCTTCATCTTTGAAATATGCAATAAACGGAGTTTCAACCGGCTTGCTAAAATCAGCCTCAGCAACTTTGAAGTTACAAGTTTCAAGTAAGTCGACAAAATCATCATAATTTTTAAAAGTCATTTGCTTTCTCCTTGTATAAGCCTCTCTGAGATAAAGATAAAATAGTGCAAGGCGGATTTTTGCATCTGTCATGCTGAACCTGCTCAATTTTGTATCTTGTGCAGTCAATTACCAAAGCCATATCCGGCTGAATTTTCTCATCACAATGTATATGTATCACTTTTGATAATTCAATATCATTTTGTTTTGCACCGTAATAACGAGTAACTCCAACTTTTTCGTTGCCAAAGCGATACTTTCGTGCTGTGTTAGCAATAATAGTATCGTTTTCGTCTGTATCAAAAACAAAAGCTACACCGTCGTTAAATGTCAAAAACTTAATATCACTTTGAGTCATAAGCTTTTACCTCATATTCTTGCCTTAACATCAAAATATCCGCTGCAAAGTTGTTGTCAAACTGTTCTGTTGCGTTGCTGTAAGCATATCGGCAGTAGTCAAACAACAAACTTCTTGCTCTTGTAGAGCTTATGAAATCCTCATCAGTTAAGGCAGGATGGAAAGAGCGGAGGTGTTGCTTGCCATTTTCAATTATGATATTAATTTTTGATTTTGCGCTATCGTCAGTTTTGATGTGTTCGCTGTCAAAATCAAGCATATTAATCACATCATCAATTAACTGTGCCATAATTCAACACCTCCTGCTTATTATGTTGATGATTTAGAATTGAGAGTAACCTCGATAGCGAGCGGTTCAAGAGCGCTGATATCAAGCTTTAAGAAATCAGTTTCATCATACGAGAAACCCGTTGCATATGTTTTAATTGTATATACACGATTGTCTTCGAGAAACTGGTTCTGATCAGAGTATTCGAGTTTACCGCCTTTACCAGTCGATACGCAGGCTTTGTATTTAGAAAGCTGGCCAAGAGCAGCAGTGCCTACTGCAATCATTTCAGACTGAAATACTCGTGTAGGATAAGGGAAAATGTTGTTTTTATAGCTACCGTCAGTAGCAAGAACTGTAGTTGCAGGAATAACCTTCGTGAGGTAATCAACAGGATTGACAATTAAGTCAACAAACGGCACTGACTTAGTTTTGCCACCTTTGCCTTTTGCAATCTTACCGATCAGAGGCATATATGACTTAATATCGAGTTTTGTAACTTTAGTCGCCGTCTTGTCAGGATATGCACCTGCGGTTACTGCGCCGTTAATATTCTTGAGAATACCCACAGGCTTGTTTTTGCCGTCACCATTGATAAAACCGTCCTCAAGTCCGTAAGCAAGAGCATCAGCAAGAATTCTGCGAACATAAGCGTCAATGTATGTAGCTCCGAGTTCAAGCATATCCTTTGGAACAGGAATAAATGCTGTAAGCTTTGATGTTGAGAAGTCTTTTTCTTCAATGGTTCCAGCGAGCTCCTGTGCAATCTGAGAATTAAGAGCGCCCCAAGCCGCCATTTGTTTTGTATCAGTTGCAAAAATTGCTTTCACTGAGCCGTACGTGTTTTCAATATTGATAGCATCAAGAAGTGGATGCTCATTTGAAATGTCTTCGAGAACTGTATCAATTACAGTCTGCGGAATAGTTACATCAAGACCTGCAAGGCTCTGCTTAACATCAACCGACTTAGATGCAGTTTTAATGTTATTGTAAAAGGTCTGCTCAGCTGATGTGAGCTGGCGGAAACCTCTTTTTGCAAGGATAGCGTTGTCGGCGGTCGCACCTACTTCTGCTGCTGTGTCAATAATAGCCTGCTGAAGACTTGTAGCGTACTGCTCAAACGCAGCAGTCATTTTAACTTCATCTTTATCTGCAAATGCTTCTTTTAACTGTTTCGCAAAATTCGTTTTTGCATTATTGATTAAATCAAGATTTTTCATTTTTATTCTCCTTTATAAATAATTTTTATTTTTGAAATAATTTTCAAAAAAATCAAAACTGTCTTTTTCGTGCTGAGTGGGTTTTGATTCCTGTGGCTGCTTTTTGCAAAGCATTTTCGTGAGTTCTGCCGCTGCTTGTTTTGCTTTAGGATTTTTTCTCTGTTCTGCTTGTTCAACAACTTCTTTTGAATCCGTTAAGTCAACAGGGTCGAGAATTTCATCACACAAGCCGAGTTCGAGCGCCTCCTGTGCAGTAAGGAATGTTTCAGCATCAAGCAGTGGTTCAAGGGTTTCTCTCGTAAGTTTATCGCCTGCGTGTACGAGATAAGAATTTGTGCTTGCTTCGCTGATTTTATCAAGCTGTTCGGCGTATTCTCTATGTTCCTTAGCGTTACCGTAGCAAGCACCGATAGCGTGATGAATCATCATAGTTGTATTAGACGGCATTATGATTTTATCCGCTGCCATAGCTACTACACTTGCGATTGAACACGCCATACCGTCAATATACGCAGTAACAGGTACATTCTGCCTTTTTAACAGATTGTAAATAGCGACACCTTCGTCAACATAACCACCAACTGAATTGATGTACAGTTCGATACTGCTAATAGTCCCCGCTTTATCAACGGCTTTTCGGATATACTCTGCACTTGTAGTTGAACCATAGTAATAACCCCAACAGTCTAAATACCCCGGTTCAATTTCACCGTACAAATAGATTTGCAAGACATTTTCATCCGCAATCTGCTTGATTTTGTAGTTTCTTTCTTTCACTGAGTTTCACCACCTTTCAACACCTCATCTGATGTCTGATAGTTCTTTGTAATGTAATATTTCTGTGCCCATTCTTCTTCGCAAGGCAGCATATTACAATACTTTTGAGCCTTTGCAGGGGAGAGGACACCGCTTGCTATTGATTTGTCAAGGTTATTTGCATTGCTTATAGCGTCTATATGTTTAACTGTTGTTGTATCGATAAGCATATAGTTGCCTTTTAAAAATTCGGAATTTCCGAATTTCTTTTTTGTAATTTCTTGTTCAAACATTTGTGCAATAGGATCTACCGCATTTGCGATAGCACAATCCATAGCGTCTGAAAGCATAGATGCCTCGCCGCTAAGAATAGCCGGCGGAATGTGTAAAACGTTTCCAACAGTTGCATATGCCTCTGCTCTTAGCTTTTGAATATCGGTAATTTCACTGTTTGTAGTTTTCCCTGCCTCTGTTGCAGGCTCTGAATACTTCATTCCTTTGAAAACAGGTAATACAGCATTCTTTGACTCATAATATTTTTTGAACTGCTTTCCGAGAATTTCAGAAAATGTTTCGTTAAAATCTTTATCGCCAAAGTTGAAGTTTTCAAAAGTTACTATACCTTTATGCCCTACGGCTTTATTGTAGCGCTCTTGAGCAGACATCATAAGTTGCTCGTATGTAGTGCACATTTCGGCTAATAAGCCTCTGAGAGCAAAGCTGTTGTACTTTAAATAAATTACTTCACTTTCACTAAGAGTACGCTGATATGTAAAATTTCGGCAAGTTACACTTGTAAAAATATCATCAAAAACAGCATATTCAGTTTTGCAATAGCTATCTGCAATGAGCAACTGATTATCAGCAGTTGAAATAATTAACAGTTCGTTGTCAAAAATTAATTTTGAAATCGCCTGTGTTAAAAACTCGACTTTCGTTTGATGTTTGTTCGGTGCATAATTCCATAGATAGTATTCAAGACCTTTGTACTCCTTGTTATCAATTACAGTAACAAATTCGCACTTGGCAATGCTTTTGGCTATAAAATCAATTGCAGTAAACAGTGCAAGCTCTGTTAGCCTAAACCGCTGCTCGGCAGCGGAATAACTATCATCAAAGCTGTTGTCATTTTCTTGAGGTTCTGCTTTAATTTTTTTGCGAAAAAAACTAAAAATATTCAAAATATCACCACCTTATATGCTGATAGCTTTAAAAAATTTCTCGAAATTGTCTGTTGAAATAGGCTGGCTTTGTCTGAGCAAATCTAATTGTGTGTATGCCGCTACAAAAGCCATAAAGCCGTCTGTTTTTCTTGACTTTGGCTCGATTTTTCCGTAGCTGATATTGCCATTTTTATCCTCTGTTGCAGATGTATTGTTCGTGTACCAACGCATTAACGCCGAATCGCCCCATACGATTTTATGGTTTGCAAAATCAGACGCTATCAGCGGAGCTACCAGCATTTTATCTGACGGCCGAACGAGTTTTAAGTTATTAAGACCCTTGCGGTCACACTCAAATCCACACTCCAATAGAGGACTTTTGAGCAAAGTGTATCGGTAGTTATCCAACGCTCCTGCTATGATGTTGTAGTGCTTTTTCTGTTCTTTGAGCCATTCTGCAACAATTTGTGGCGGTATTTCTGCACCATCAACTCGTTGTAGGTCAGGCTGTTTATCATACGGAAATTTAATTCTGCTGAGGTCAGCGGATTGTGAGCAATACCACGACATCGGTTTCCAAACAATTTCGTTATCAATCATAAACAGCAAACCTGCTCCGAGAAAATCTGTTGTTTTAGTATAGTCAAGACCAAATACACAAGTTTTGCCTTCCAAATCGGGTAGCGGTCTGTTTGTGGCTTTTATGTTTTCCCACGCTGTAACCGGGTGCATTTCTGTACCTTTGGGGATATTCATACGCTTAGTCATAAAAGATGAATTGTTTACTTTGTCACGCTTCCAATCCTCAAATTCCTTTTGAATTTCTCTTAACAAATTTGGAAAATATTGCAACGACGGATTTGCTTTGTACCAATTTTCTTGCTCATATACCTCTTTTTCATTGTCTAACCTGCATATGAAATAAAGAGTGCCGTTGTCAGGTGCATCACCATTCAGCACTTCAAGACCTGCGGCAAGCTCGTTGTCAAGCGGCCCGTCCCGAACATCTCCCATAGTTGTAATTGTTGTTCTGCGTGGCATAGCTTTTTTGCCTAAGCCAGTTGTGAAAACATCAATGAGCTTATAATTTTCATATGCATGCTTTTCATCAAAGTCGACTTTACCGGGTCTGCCTCCGTCTTTCGTTTTGCTGTTTGAAGTTCTGTATCTGATTGTTGAATTAGTCTTTATGTTTGTAATCTCTGTTTTGTTCCACTTAAAATGCCGCTGCATTTTTGTAGAATTGTTTTCCAAAATTTCGTAGATGTCATTAAAGGTTGTGCTTGCTTGCTCTTCTGATGTTGCACAAATGTCAATATCGTAATTGCGTATGCCGTTGACAGGCGTGAGCAGAGCAAAATCTTCAAATGCAAGATAGCCATTTTTTCCTGCGCCTCGCCCGACCACACAAACTAAATCGGGAAATCTTAATACACCCGGTGCGGAATATGTGCAATTATGCAGAATAAAGCAAAACTTTTCCCACGCAAATAATTCGTATGGAAAATATTTCTGTAGAGCAAAATACTTTTCAACCTGCTCACTGTCAACATAGACTTGCTCATTTTCGAATACTTTTTCTATGAAATTTACAAGCTGTATTTGCTCTTTGCATACACGATATTGACCACTTTTTACTTGCTTTATGTAATCATCAAGGTATTTACAGTTCGTCATTTACATCACTTTCGACCTTGTCGATTGATAGCCCCATTTGCGAAAGAATAGCAAGTCTTTGCTTGTTGTACATTATTGAATTTTTCACTGACGGATTGTCTTTAGTGTATTCTTTACCTGTTGAAGAAATCGCCTTGTATGATAAGCCGTTTTTCTTGATATCAGCTTGCATTTGTCGTTCAAGTTTAGTGTAGAAAATGTAACTTTCGATTAAGTCACGATACACATCAATGTCTGCTCCTTTTAATGTGAGTTGTTCAATTAAGCTTTCTTTGATTTTTGCCATTTTAACTTGTGCCATTTTATTGCTCCTTTCACAAAAATTTCTCGTGCGTGCGTGCGAGGACAAATTGTCTACCCTGTACACCGTTATCCACACACTTGAGGTAAATGCGATTTTTGACCCCGGGGTGTTACCATTTCTCGGAAAATTCTTCTGAAAAAATTTTTTCTTGCAGTTTGTGATGCTCTTTGTAATGACAATCTTTGCACAGACATTCAAGATTGTTGATGTCAAGAGCAAGGTCAGGTCTTGCTTTAAGGTACTTCTTGTGATGCACCGCTTCACAGGGGCTATATTTTCCTACGGCTCTGCACCGTTCACATTCATTGTGTTCCATTGTACGCTTTTTATCTCGCACTCTTTGCCAGTCAGCGGTCAAATAGAACCTGTATGTTTTGCCGTCCTGTATTTGTTGTATTATCCATTCTGTTGTTACATTTCTTTTTATCATTTTGCAAATAAATAAGCCGCTGTATTAACAGCGACTTGATTAACTTTGTATTTTCTGAGCTTTGCTCAATTATATTCTAACACACCCTTAAGCGAACAAACGAACAACTTTCACCACTCATAGCGATTGCACATCATACGCACTCCGTCCTCTGTATTCCCTCCGCCCATAATGAACGCTATTTCTTTCCAAGAACGCTTATCACGCAAATGCAAAATTAAGCAGCTGCCCTCTGTTGTTTCAGTTGGTATACTGCATATTGCAACAGCTCTTCTCGTTTCCGTGTTGTGTAATTCGTTTCGAAGGTCAGCTATTTGGGGCACTATCTTGTCAATGCTCCCTGACGCACTTGCTCCGTTTGCAGCAGTAATGTTTGAGGTAATGTGCGTTACCTCTGCTTCAAGAGTGGCTATCCTGACTCTGTAATTACAGATATTGTCACTCATTTCTCTGATTTGTTTTAGGTTCATTGTTTGTCAGCCTCCTTGTTGCAGTCAATTGCATAAATACAAAATGATAGCTTGCCCCGGTGAAGTCATTAACCCACATATCGTCTTTGTAAAAATAATATCCCTCAGGTACAGGCAGTGCCTCGCCTTTTTCAAGTTTTTTGAATTCACGCTTTTTGCCCTCAACAACTGTTACTTCGGGCTTGGTTAGATTTCTTGATGTTCTTAACCTTTTCTTTCCGCAAACATCTTTGCGAATATATTTTGCAAGATCGGCAAAATTGCCGTCTTGATATAGCGGTGTGAAGTTTATGCCGTTTTTCCATTGCCAACACTCTGTTGCAATTTCTCTGATGCAATCTTCAATCACTATATGCATATGCCAATTCTTGCCGAGCTTGCCACATTCACAGTAGCCAATGTATTTGAATTGTACTCCTATTTTTTCTGCTCTGCGTTTGATTCGTTTGAAAAAATTATTAACAATCTTTTCAAACTGCTCCTCTGTGAATTCTCCTTTGGGCGCTGAAAAGCGAGCAAACCAATCTCCTTTTGTAAAGTTACAGAGGATAAGTCTTTGAGTATGCTGCTCTCCACGAATGCGGTTTGCAAGTGCTTGTTTTTCGTTTGTTTTTGCTTGATTGAAATTGCGTGCAATGTTCTTTTTGTTACGCTTGCGTAATGATTTATAATATTTTATTTCGAGCATAGGCCCTGATTTAACTTCACATTTATATATGTACATTTTATAAATCCTTTATTATATCATTATTTTTTATAGCGGTCACTTAATTAATTACTTGAGCAGGATATGCAGGGGCATTTCAGCCCCTGCGATTTTTACTTGAAATATTCAAGATATGATTTTGCTATGCCTTTGCAATTTTCGGATTTTACAGGAACTCTATGTGCAACAACATTAAGATTATCGCAATCAAGTTCTTTGTATATTTCCGCTGCTCTGTTCTCTTCTGTGGATTTATAGAATTTAAAAAGCAAATCTACAAAAGGTATATTGCCAAAGCGGTCGAAGAAGAGTTTTTCATTTTGTGTAAGAGCTTGTACACATTTCTGCTTATACTCTTCATCAGCTTCTGCTTTTATAAATAATTGATTATATACATCTTGTTTCGTGAATAAGTCAATAATCTCGACAGCTGTTTTTAATGCATCAGTATCTTTGTTATTAATTTGATGTGCAAGTTCTGTAAGTTTGCAAGATGTTTCTCTCGTTCGTTTAATCCATTCACGGTGCTCAATCTCTGCGAAATATGTTTCTGTTCTGAATCGTCTGTATTCGCTCAATAACTTGTATTTGACCTGCACACAACTTTTAGCCGAGAGCAAGCCAATCTTGCCACAGCTGTATATAGCTGACATGGACAGAACAAACCACCTGTTGTATGTATCAAGACTGTTTATTATTTCTGTGTCAATTTCTCCTGCGATAAAGCCGACTGCGAGTTTGTCAAGTTCACTCAGAGTGTCAAAGTTACCCTCTTCTGCGACTTCTTCGACTTTGGTTTCTGCTTTTTCATTTTTCATTGTTATTCTCCTAAATTAAGATATTACAGCGACTGCATAACCTTTTTCATTCAGCTTTGCAAGCCATTCATCTTGCTTTGCTGTTGTTTTGTTCTTTCTCCCTGTATATTTTTCGTAGCAGTTGCACACCACTCCTCTGCTCCTCGCTGAGCAGCGTGTAAAATGCCTGCAATTCTCACAGCTTTTCATCTTCACTGTCCGCCTTTAGCTTTATGTACTTAAGCAATACAGCCGAGGCCTCCTCCCAGCCATAGCAAACAAGCGCCAAATTGCCCTGCTCTCTCAGTCTCTTTATCCATTTTCGCTGCTTTTCAGTCGCTTTGTTGTTGCCCACCTTGAGTTCAATGTAAAGTGCGTGAAATTTTCCTCTTGCAACCGGCAAACACAAATCCGGTACACCTGCACGCACTCCTTGACGCTTAAGATTAAAAGCCTCTTTTTGATTTCTCTTGCCACCATTTGGTACATGATACAGCAAGTCAAGCTGCGGATAAGTATTTCTCGCATACGCAACCCAGTTGAATAGCTTAATCTGCTCATACGCCTCATTTGTCATTCAAGCACCTCCAAATCACAACTCCCATTTAAATTTCTTTTTGTTTAGCTAATATTTGCGGTACACATAATATTAAGAGATTTTTCAGGATTATCCCTATAAAATTTCTGAATCCAATATTTTTCCCGTTCCAGTATATTACAACCAAGAGGAACAATTTCAATGACCTCAAATTGATAATCTGTGATATTTTCTATTGGAAATCTTTCGGTTTTGAGATGTTGTCCCCAACGAAAAACAGGAGCATACATTGTTTGTCCTATGTAAAATTCACCAGTTGATTTCTTAGATATCTTATATATGTATCCTGATACTTTCTCCGAAAACATATCTTTGGTGATATAGAATTCTTCATCATCGTTATGCCTTATCTTGTTACGTTCTCTGCTCTCATATACTTGCTTACATTTATGAGAACAAAATCGTTTTTCCGCATAATCTTCAATTCCGTAGAAATGGTTTCTAATTTCATAATCAGAAAAGCATATTGGACTTCCATAATATGTCTGAATGGTCGCACCACAACAGTCGCAAGTAAAAGTTACCTTATTAAAGTATTTTTCGGTTGAATAGCAATGCTCACCAATAATCACGCAGTACAAATCACCGGGACGAAGTTTTTTGGAGAAGCGAAAGGAAATACCACTTCCATATTCGTCTTTTATGATTTTTTTGAAATCATCTCGACTTTCACAAATAAGGCAATCAATTACAAGTTCATTATTTTGAGATTTACTTATTGATGAGTAAAGACCAAATTCAAAATCTTTCTCTACATTTTTCTTGGCTGTTTTTTCATCTGCGACTTCATAAATTCGATAAACAATTTCTACCAATTACATTCACCTCCTTCTTTCGTAAGTACATATCCAGCCTAACTGCGCATCTTTCACATACGGACACTTTTGCAACAGTAAACACATATGTACAAACCTTTTTCAGAGTTGTGTCATTAATTTCCACCCTCCAATCTTCTTTCAAGCCGCTCAATCTTTTTATTTTTCCATGCACTAACTTCTTTATCGCATTGAAACATCATCTTGCATTGTTCAAGCATAATTTCAACATCTGCAATTTCTTCAAAAATATTATCAACAGATTTCAAATCATCTTCAAGTGATATTTTTTCTTTAGTATAATTTAATCTTATAAGGCTTTTACACAAAGCCTGCGACAATTCAGACAACTCTTCGACCGTCTTTATCATCTGATTTTCCACACCATATGTATTGATTGCTTTATACATAGTCTCTTTTGATGTCATTCTTCTACCTCACTTTCAATTCTTCAATCACTCGCTCCAACGCAAATTTTGCGTTATCAGTAAGTTGTCTTTGCCATACACCGTTAGATGGCGACCATCGAAATCCGTTTTGTTTCAGAACGGTTCTTGTATCTGCATCAGGCTTACCGTCAAATCTAAGCTGTAAACGCATAATATCAGCATTTTCAATAATCTCAAATAAATCTGTATTATATGTTTCATTCGTCTGTTCTGTCGCTGTTTCTTTCAGTCTTTCAAGTTCGGCAATTCTTTTCCGAGTGTTTTTAATTTTTGCGTTATTATTTGTTAAGGTGTATGAAGCAAAAGGTACGCCGTCAAAGCTTTCTTTTATTGCCTTGTCCAACATTTCAGCCTTTTCATCTGTATAATCTTTATAGCCTTTCAAAGTTTTGTTTTTTCGGTAATAAGCATTTACCGCTTTCATTTCTGTTTGTAGGGCTTCAGCTTTTTCAGCTTTCTTTCTTAACTGCTCTAAAGCGTCGGCTTCACCTGATTTAATAATATTTGTACCTCTTAACAGCCCTTTGATTTTTTCGGGTATTTTTTGAATTTCGTCGTATAGCTGATAGTGTCTATCTCGTGCGGCGTTCTGCTTTTCTTTCTTGCTTACGGGGAAATTACTACAGCCGCTAATCATCACGGACGGACACATCATTTCAATTCTGAATTGCTTGTTATACCATTCAGCAAGGCGACGGGCGTATCTGTCTGCCATTGTCGCCCCTTTTTCTTTCAAGTCGTCGGGTAACTTATCAACAAGGCTGTAACACTCGTCAACTTTTGCTTTATATTCTGCTGTTTTACTGCCGTGTTGATAATCTCTAAAAGACCAACATTCACGGGCTTGTCTTGCGGCGGTTTCGTTAATTTCATAGTATTTCATTTTATTAATCTCTTTCATCTGTTTCGATATCTTTACCACAATAAGGGCAGTCAGTACAATCAAGTTCACATATATATGCACCAGCATTTGGTTTATGTTTTTTCGTCATCCTTTGCTTTTCCGCAAAGTAATTTTCAGTTTTCGTACAATCAATCATTTTCTTTATCCTCCTTAAATTCTTCCAAGCCTCTCAAGGGCTGTGTATTCGCCGTAGCTGTAATATGTGTTATGTATTTTGTTATACTTAGCAATCTCAAGACATACCAAATCAAGATGATCAAGTTTTTTCTGTTTCATATCATTTCTCCTTAAATACCAAAAGAGCAGCCGCACCTGCTCCGGCAGTAACATTATGCAAGTCAGTATTATATTTTAGGAAGAATAATCAACGAAAGTTGTACTTTCTGATATATAGTAAAGCCGTGCGGAGCTTACTAACTTAATTAAAAGCCTTCATTCATCAAAAGCTTTTCTACGCACAACGATAAGAATTTGCTTACCGTTATGCCGTCTTGCAGCTTACAATTAAGCACTTTTTCCCAGTGTTTAAGATTTTGAGAAGATGTATAGTTGATTGCATGTCTTATTGATCTCTCAACTCGTGAACCCGTCGAAGCAACTTCATTTGCAACATCTTCATACAATTTGCAAAAACTTATATCTTCGCAAGCATTTGTAAGTTCATACAACTTACAAATAGCTATGGTCGAATAGTTGTATCCGTTTAAATTTGGAGTAATTCCGAGTGTAAGCAACAATTTCTTTGCTCTCTTAATAGTTTTTTCCATTTTGATTTCACCTCTTGATTTTTATAAAACTTATTGCTATAATAAATATGTAGTTTTGGCAATAAGCCTTACTTGAGCGTTGATCACTGCCCTGTGTCAACGCTCTTTTTTTATGTTTCCGCCTCTTGCAACAATCAAATGCTGCCTTTTGCCCATATTTGTATCAACTGTTTCAACAAGTTCTACAGATACCATCAGTTTACCTTTCTGACTTTGAACTTCATCTTTGTTTTCCCATTCTTTATAAACTTCTTTCATATATTTGATAATGTCATCAAGTTTCTTTTCATACATCCTATCGTGAATCAATAACATTTCATACATATCTGATTCAACATCTTTTCCCCAACCGTTTTTATAAACTTTAACAGTTAAATAATTAACATGTCCTGTATAATCAACAAAAAAAGCGGGCTTTTTATTTGTATTATCACTTTCTGCTTCACTGCAGTTAAATTCCAATGCAAGTGCCATAATCTCAAGCACTTTTTCTTTTATAGATTTTTTCATATAAATATCTCCTTTTAATTAATTTTTTATTGCGTACTTACAGCACTTAATAAACTTTTTGCAGTTTTGTGCAACACGCTTAATGCCTGTTGCTCTGTTGCTGAGCTTGTGCCTGTCAAGGCTTTCCTTAACTTCTGCGACATAATTCAAAATGTCCTCAAGCCTCTCGGCGGTTACTGTATCTAAGCCTTGTAGAGCTATGACCTCGCCGTCTTTAATGCAGATTTGTAAGTTTTCAAGCTTACTCATATCCGTTTGCTCCTTTCTTGAGATTTTCGAGCAGTTCACGCTCTATAATCACGCAGTCCCTCAGATAGCATTTGACATTGCTGTTAATGCCATAGACTGTATTATCTTCTAAACATATTGCTGTTTCGTATGATACTTTCATCATAAAGCGTCCTAAATCATCAGAGAACACATCTCCGATTTCAACATCCTTAAACGGATAAGTCGGTATGTTGTTAATTATTACATCCATCTTTTTTTATTCCCTCCTGCGTTTCGTTATAAGCCTTTTCGAAGTAAGCTTTTGCATCTTCTTTTGATATTCTCCACTCACCAAACATCTTTGCCGCCGGCAAAATGCCCGACTGTGCTTTTTTCTTTAAACAATCAACTGAGAACCCCCAAAGGGTTGCCAGCAACGGCAAATCTATGTAGAGCGGAACATCATCCCAGTTGGTTACTGTTTTCTTAGCTTTCATGTAATCACCTCAATGAACCTGTGTTGTATTTCTCTCTAAAATATGATATTATTCAATAAATAGGGAGTTGATGGTATGTGGGCTGTTATTAGTGGCATTTTAGGTATATTAGGCTTTATTATCTCGCTTATAAATTTAATTCAATATTTGATGTCACGCAGAATCAATTTAGAAATTCAGATAAGAGAGTGTACTCTTCGCCAATATGCAAAGGGTCAGAAAAAGCTAACTTTACACTATCGGGCAAACAATAAATCTAACCTGCCTATTACTATTACCGATCTGCAAATCGTTATTAACAGTAGAGTTTATGATGAAAGCCTCTAAACCTTTGAAATATTCGCTTATAAACATACAATAGATGATATAGTTGAATATGTGCCAACTTACAACGAACATTTACCTATCAATCTTCCAATGCTTTCATCACATGCTGGTTATCTCGTTTTTTTAGTTCCTGAAGATACTCCTGAAAATGTTTGTAAAGATTTGACCTTGAAAATTCGCACCAATCGTCATAAGGAAGTACAAAGGTCATTTGTACCGAATGAATTGGTAGTTCTCCGCCGAACTCTTCCAAAGAAATTTTGTAAAAATCACTCTGAATAGGATAAGCAGGGCGTTCAAAAGGAATTTGTCTTTCCGGCATTTCCTTTTTTCTTTTGCCTTTTAACATTTAATCACCTCTTTGTTAGTTTCGTTGCTTTGCATCCTCAATACAATGTGATATAATTTCAATGAAAGGAGGTGCAAGCTATGCGGTTAAATTCGGATTGTGTTCGTGATATTTTACTCGCAATCGAAAAAGATGTTGATTATCACAGAATATTGGAGTTAAAATTTGATGATACTCTTCCTGACAATCTCCAAAAATATTCTGCCGAGGAGCTACTCTACCACATTAGACAATGTAAGATAGCAAATCTTATTATTGATGTGCATTCATTTGATGGGGGAAAATATGTAACGATTGCAGATTTATCGCCTGATGGGCATCAATTTCTTGCTAATATTCGTAATGATAATATATGGGGCAAGGTTAAAAAGATTGCTGGAGTTGTTGGTAGCAACTCTCTTTCCGCAGTTACCCAAATTGCTTCAAATGTTGTAATGGAACTTATAAAAGCTCAATTTGGAATTATTTAAACTTTATCGTATTGTCGGCTGCTCGCTTTGTGCAGTCGGCAATTTCTTCTTTAGTGGGGGACCTGAACTTTTCTTTGCAAAATAGTGTAATTGCTCTTGTTGCGATTTTCCACTTCACAGCTTTTATAATTGCTACTACCGCTACAACGGTAGCAATTACTGCGTATACACTTAAAAACATTGTTATCACCTCTTATGCTGTTTTAATATCTTTGTAAAAATTAATTGTGTTTTATTCCTTACAATGTTAAAATCAAATTGTAAGGAGGTGTAATAATGGATAGTACTGTTGCCTTAATAATTTCTATATCTGCACTTTTATTTTCTGTTCTTTCTCCGATAGTCACTGCAATAATAAATGGGCATTATTCAATTAAGGAGAAGAATTTGGCAATGCTCTCAAATAATGTAAAAGAAAATAATGATTTTTACATTAAGCATAGAGCCGAGGTTATTGAAGCTTATCTATCAGCTGCCGGCAGAGTTATCTACTACAATGACAAAAAGGCATCATCTAATTTCGGAAAATGTGCTACGGAGATATACTTATATATTGATGAATCAGATTGGCATTATATAGATTCTATAAATCAAGGTATATCGTCTTTTAAGTATTCCGAAACAAAAGTTGCTTTAGAATCATTGGCAAAAATTATTGCTAAGAAATATAATGTTAGAATTTCAAAATAAGTAGAATACATAAGTATAATAAACAGCAAACGGTTCCAAGTATGTGTGTTATTATTGATATAGCATACTTGGAATTTTTGTATGCAAATGTATAAATTAAAGCAATTATTTCAAGTGCAACTCCGATTGCTCCCAAAAAATATAATGAAAATATATTTTTACACCTCCAATCTGTTCTTATTTGCTCTGTTCAGTTTTTATGCTGGATCAATAGATTTTTCGAAAAGATATTCCAACTCATATTTTGGAAACAATCTTTCTTTGATTGAGAATGCTTCTCCAATTGAAATGCCTTTTAACATTTAATCACCTCTTATGCTGTCTTAATATGGGATTTTTACCGAGCAAATAATCAACTGAACTGTCAAAAATATCAGACATTAATTCAATTTTTGGTTGTGGAATTTTCCCAGCACAAACCCAATTATAGTAAGTTTTTCGAGTTACACCGAGTAACTTAGAAAGTTCCTCGATTGTATATCCTTTTCGTGCTCGTTCTGCTTCGATATTCGGATATGTTAATTTCTTCAATTTAATCGCCTCCTAAATACTCAAAATGAATAGCTTGTCTATATTATATATTCAAAACGGGTAATTGTAAAGTAGAAAAATAGACAAATTGAGTAATTTTGTTTTAGCTAATTTTTACAAAATGAGTATTTCTTGCAAAAATGTATTGACTTTTTACGCATTTTGAGTATTATGGTTATAGAAAAGGGGTGTAATTTTGAATAGATTAAAACAGCTTCGACAAGAATTAAATAAATCTATGGCTGATGTAGCAAGAGAATTACATATTCCGTATACTACATATGTTAATTATGAAAAAGAAGTAAGAGAACCGAATTCTGAAACATTAATTGAATTTGCTAACTATTTTTCCTGTTCAGTTGATTATTTAATATGTAGAAGTGATAATAGAGAAGTTATGACAGATGTACGAGAAATCGAATTAACTCGACACGAAAAGAAGTTGGTTGTTGCATATAGAAATAAGCCTGAAATGCAACCGGCTATTGATAAGTTACTAAATATTAACGATGATTCAAGTGAAGAGTATGTTACAGTTTTAACCGCTGCGAGGAGCAGCGATAATAGACCTATTGAATTTCAAAAAATTTCAAAAGAAAAACTTGAATTACTTAAAAATGCTAAATCTGTTGAAGATGAATCTGATTTGTAAATAAAAAATGCCTCGTTGGTTAAAATACCTACGAGGTGTGATGAATGGATTACGGCAAATACAAAAATGCTCGTAACGCCGCATGGCAATGTATATTAGACTACGATATTAAGACACTACCCATTGAGGTTACGAATATTGTTAGAAAATCAAATGATATTAATTTAGTTAAAAACAGCGATGTTAATATTCTTCAAAACAATGCAAGCGGTGTTACAATTGTAAATAATAACAGTTTTATAATTGTATATAGAGATACAGATAGTTCACGGCGCTGTAGGTTTACTATTGCTCACGAATTAGGGCACATTTTGCTCGGACATATGCTCGTGGACAAAATAGCATAC